AGAGACCCGCCCCCAGTCAGGATTTCTCTCCCTGACGATCTTCTTAGCGGCACACGCCAAAAACCCCTTTCTCTTCGAAAGGGGTTGGAATTTCGATTCCGGCGTTTCGCCTGCATCCCGGTTTCCGGTGGGCCGTTCTTCGCCTGCGTCTAGGTTCTCGCAGGTCAGGGGTGGCATCAAGCACTTCCGGAGGTCGAAATGAAAAAGAATTGCTCGACCTGCGGGGACTATTTCGACGCCAAGCGCAGCACGGCGAAATACTGCTCCGACCGGTGCCGCGTACAGGCACAGCGCAAGGGCGCGGGCGGCACTGTGGTGGCGTTCGGTGTCGCTCAGTCGCCCCCGGCTGAGCCGAGGGCAGCCAGGGAGGCCGGGCCGCTGGAGACTGCGGCCCGCGCCGAGCTGGAGGCGGTGGGCAGGGCAGAGACCCTGGCGGGCGCGCAGGTGCTCGCGTTGGCCCGGCGGCTCGACGCGGCCGGGGCGGACGAGACGGGCAGCTCCTACGCCGCACTCAGCAAGGAGCTTCGGGCCGCACTGGTCGTGGCCGTCGCCGGGGCCGAGCAGGCAGCCGACCCGATCGACGAGCTGAGGAAGCAGCGTGACCGCAAACGCGCTCGTTGAGCCCACGTACTCCTGGGTGCCGCCGCACGTCGACACCTACGGCCCTCAGGTCGCCGACCTGTGCAGACTGGCCGGCTTCGTTCCGGACCCCGAGCAGCAGCTGCTCCTGGACGCGATCTTCGCGGTCAACGGGGCCGACAAGGTCGCGGCGCTGGAGGCCGCGGTCGTGGTCGGGCGGCAGAACATGAAGACGGGCCTGTTCAAGATGGCCACGCTGGGCTGGCTGTTCCTGATGGACCAGCGCTTGGTTGTCTGGAGCGCGCACGAGTTCCGGACCGCGCAGGAGGCGTTCCGGGACATGGAAGAGCTGATCATGGGGACGCCGACGTTCGCTCGGCGGGTGAAGCAGATTCACCGGGGGAACGGCGACGAGGCGATCGAGCTGTTCGACGACCGGCGGCTGATGTTCAAGGCACGCACGAAGAGTGGCGGCCGGGGCCTGTCCGGGGACAAGATCATCTTGGACGAGGCGTTCGCCTTGCAGGCGACGCACATGGGGTCGCTGTTCCCGACTCTGGCGGCCCGGCCGGACCCGCAGGTGGTGTACGGCTCTTCGGCGGGTCTGGTCGAGTCCGGGGTGCTGCGGGGAATCCGTGACCGCGGCCGGCCCGGGGGTGAGGAACGGCTCACCTACTTCGAGTGGTGCGCCCCGCCGCCGAAAGAGTCCTGCGCGGACGGCGAGGGGTGCACGCACGCCCTGGACGTGAAGGGCTGCGGCTGCGACAGGCCCGAGCTGATCGCGGCGGCCAACCCTGCGGTGGGCCGACGCATCTCGTGGGACTACGTCCGCGGCGAGCGGCGCGCGCTGCCGCCGGCGGAGTACGCGCGCGAGCGCATGGGCTGGTGGGACGACCCCGTCGGCGGTGAGACGCCGATCAAGCCGGACGACTGGACTGCCTGCCTGGACGAAGGGTCGAGGCGGGTCGGCACGGTGGCCCTCGCGGTGGACATCACCCCGGACCGCTCGGTGTCGAGCATCGCCATCGCGGGGCGCCGGACTGACGGCCTGGTGCATGCCGAACTGGTCGAGCACCGGCAGGGCGTTGGCTGGGTCATCGACCGCCTGGTGGAGCTGTTCGAGAAGACGCAGCCGACGCCGGTGGCCCTGGTCATCGACCCGGCGGGCCCGGCTGGGTCGCTGGAGAAGAAGCTGCTGGAGCGCGGCTTCTCCACGGAAAAGGAGTTGCCGGCGGGAAAGTGGCGGCTGCACTTCATGGGGACCCGGGAGTACGCGCAGGCGTGCGGCGCCTTGGCCGACGACATCGCCAACTCGGAGTGCCGGCACATCGGTCAGGCCCCGCTCGATACGGCGGTCGACGGGGTGCGGACCCGACCGCTGGCGGAGGCGTGGGCCTGGTCGAGGCCCAAGTCGGCGGCGACGATCTCGCCGCTGGTCGCGGTCACTCTGGCCCGCCACGGCCATGCCGCTTACGGGGTCACCGAGCCGGTGGCGCCCTTCGTGCTGTTCGGGTGAGGAGGTGACCGCCATGGCGGTGCCGAGTGTGGAGATCCCGCTGGACCGGATCACCCAACAGGCCCGGCAGGTGAAGTTCTGGCGGACCGTGCTGATGGCGCTGGCCGGGGTGCTGTTCGGCGTGGGCTGGCTGGTCGCGAAGTGCTTCGGCGTGCTGTGGCTGGCGGTCTGCTGGTCGGCGGCGGCGGTACGGGTCGGATGGCAGGAGGCACGCAGTGGGCCTGCTCGATCGGATTGAGGCCGCACGGGGGGCGCCCCGTGTGAGCAAGCGCGACGGCCCGCTGGGCTTCGACCAGTGGCAGTCGTACTTCGGGTTCGGTGGCCTGGACTATCCGGTCGTGCAGACCACGATGAACACGATCAGCGAAGAGGCCATCGCCGTCACGACGGCGGACGCGGCCCGCCGGTCGGGGCCGATCTTCTCGCTGATCCTGGCCCGCCAGCAGTTGTTCTCCCAGGCCCGGTTTCAGTGGACCCGGTTCTCCGGGGGCGGGCCGACGGACCTGTTCGGCTCCGCGGAGTTGGGTGTGCTGGAGCGGCCGTGGCACGGTGGGACGACCGGTGACCTGCTCGGCCGGATGGAGTGGAACGCCAGCACGGCCGGGAACTCCTACGTGCTACGGACCAGGGCGGACCGGTTGAACGTCCTGCACCCCGAGTGGGTGATCATCATCCTCGGGTCGGAGACCAACGCGGACCACCCGGCCGAGGCACCGGATGTTGAGGTCGCCGGCTGGGCCTACGACCCGCCGTCCGGGCCGATGCGGTTCTACCCGGCGGACGGCTCCATGGGCCGGATCGCCCACTACGCGCCCATCCCCGACCCCGACTTCCACTTCCTGGGCATGTCGTGGATCACGCCGGTGATCAGGGAGTTGCAGGCGGACAGCCTGGCGACCGAGCACAAGGCGCGGTTCTTCCAGAACGCCGCGACGCCGAATTTGGCGATCAAGTTCGACCCGTCGGTGTCGATGGAGCAGGTGAAGGCGTTCAAGGAGTTGATGGAGGACGGCCACACCGGGGTGGCCAACGCCTACCGGACGCTGTACATGGGTGGCGGCGCGGACCCGAAGGTGATCGGCGCGGACATGAAGCAGCTGGACTTCGCCGCGACGCAGGGCAAGGGCGAGAGCAGGCTCGCGTCGGCGGCCGGGGTCCCGCCCTCTTGGGTCGGGTTCTCCGAGGGCCTTCAGGGGTCGGCGCTGAACGCGGGCAACTTCTCCTCGGCTCGGCGCCGGCTGTCTGACGGGACGCTGGAGCACCTGTGGACGAACGCCGCGGCGAGCCTCGAAGTGCTGCTCAGGCCGCCGGATTCCGGGGCGTCGCTCTGGTACACGACCAGGTCGGTGGCGTTCATGCGGGAGGACGCCGAGGTGCTCGCGCGGATCCAGCAGGCGCAGGCGCAGACCATCACCGCCCTGGTCCGGGACGGGTTCACCGCGAAGTCGGCGACGGCCGCGGTGGTCAACAACGACATGAGCTTGCTGATCCACACCGGGCTGACCAGCGTGCAGCTGCAGCCGCCCACCGACGGCCAGGAGCCGATCGGCGGCGAGAACGGGCCGCCGCCGATCGGCAGCTCGGATGCCACCCCACCGGAAGGAGCCGGACCGTGACCGGTGCACCTCAGATCTACCAGCGTGTGTTCGCGCTCGACGACATGCAGATCCGGGCTGGTGGCGACGGCCGCACGGTGACCGCCTACGCTGCGGTGTTCGACTCGTCGGCGCACATCCGCGACCAGGACGGCGAGTACGACGAGCAGATCGCCCGGTCGGCGTTCGACAAGACGCTCCGCGAGCGCGCTGGCCGCATCGGGGTGTTCTACCACCACGGTCGGACGCTCATGGGCACGCCGTCGGACCTGGGGTCGGTCCCGATCGGCACGCCGGTGGAGGCGCCGAGGGCGGACGGGCGCGGCCTGCTTACCGTCACCCGGTACAACCGCTCGGCGCTGGCCGACGCGGTGCTGGAGTCGATCCGCAACGGCGACATCACCGGGCAGTCCTTCTCCGGCCGGTTCATCAAGTCCGACCCCCAAGGCCCCTACCTCCCGGCCCGCTCGGGGCAGCGGACGCTGGTGACCCGGCAGGAGATCGCGCTGCTGGAGTACGGGCCGACCCCGATCCCGGCCTACTCCGACGCCGAGATCCTCGGCGTCCGAGCCGCCGACACCGCCCCCGAGCCCCCCGAGGCCGCAGGCGAGGAAACGTCGGCGCCGAGGGAGAGCATCACCATCACGAGTTCTTCGGGACGGGTCGCAGAGACACCCGCAGGCACTCCAGCCGCCGAGAGCACTGGAGCCGCTGCAGAGGATCCGCAGACCCCACCCGGAGCCGCACCCGAGCCGCCCACGCACTCGGCGACCACCACCGCACGCTCGACACAGGAAGCAGGAGACAGGATGGACGAGCGCATGACCGTCGAGGAGCGGGCGGCCCGCCAGAGCGAGATCCGGGCCCGCCTCGCCGAGATCGACACCGAATACTCCGGGGCGACACTCCCGGACGAGACGCAGACCGAGTGGGACGCGCTGCGTGCAGAGAACCTGGAGCACGACCGTGCGATCCAGGCCGCGACCGAGCGTTCCGAGCAGCTGCGCGAGCTGGCCGACGTGCCTGGCGCGACCGAACGTACTGATGGGGGCCAGCAGGGCGGCAACGTGCGTGACCGCGGCCGCCGCCAAACCCCCGGGCAGATCCGCCGCCCGGACAACATCTACGACCTGGCCGAGGTCCGCAGCCAGGCCCGCAGCCTCGACGAGCTGCCCGCGATGTACAGGGACCGCGCGATGCGCGCCATCGAGTCCAGCCAGTTCCCCGGGGCGGACAACCGTGAGTCCGCTCAGGAGCGCGCGGAACGCCTGCTGAACGACGTGGACGACCCGGAGACCGGGGTGCTCGCACGCCGGATGCTCTCCACCGGGTCACCCCTGTACAACCGCGCGTTCGCCCGGATGATGATGAAGCTCTCCGTCAACGGGCTCACCTCGGAGGAGTCCCGCGCGTTGTCGCTGGGCACCGACGCTTCCGGCGGGTTCGCGGTCCCCTTCCAGCTCGACCCGACCGTGATCCTGACCAGCGACGGGACGATCAACCCTCTGCGGGAGGTCGCCCGGCAGGTGCAGATCGTCGGGAAGAAATGGGAGGGCGTCACCAGCGCTGGCGTCACGGTCACCCGTGGCGCGGAGGGCGACGAGGCCCCCGACTCCAGCCCGACCCTCGCCCAGCCCAGCGTCGACACACAGCGGGTGCAGGGCTTCGTGCCCTTCACCGTCGAGCTGGAGGCGTCGTGGAGCGCGATGCGGTCCGAGATCACGATGCTGCTGCAGGACGCCAAGGACAACGAGGAGGCGACCTCCTTCTTCCTGGGTGACGGCACCGGCGACAACCCGGGCGGTTTGATCGGGACCATGCCGTCGGGATCCCGGGTCGGCCAGACCGGTGCGGCCGGCGCGCTGACCGTCCCCGACGACCTGTTCGCCGTCGAGAACGCGCTCGGCCCGCGGTTCCGCCGCAACGCCACGTGGATGGCGAACAAGGCCATCTACAACAAGATCCGCGGAGCGGCACAGTCCAAGGGCGGGCTTGCCGGTGACCTGTGGGTGCGCCTGACCGGCGGTGTCCCGCCAGAGCTGATCAACTACCCGGCCTACGAGGCCTCCGCCATGGACGGCGTCATCAACCCGTCGGGCGCCGGCGCGAACTACGTGGCCGTGCTGGGCGACTTCCGGCGCGGGTTCCTCATCGTGGACCGGATCGGCATGAGCATCGAGCTGGTCCCGCACCTGTTCGGCGCGAACGGCCGCCCGACCGGCCAGCGCGGGATCTTCGCGTACTGGAGCAACAACTCCAAGATCCTCGTCCCGAACGCCTTCCGCGTCCTGAACGTGGTCAGCCCCACCTGATCCCCACCGGGTACCCCGCCCTGAACAGGGGTGGGGTACCCGCTCGCACAGAGAGGAGGTCGCCGTGGCAGGTGACATTTACGTCGCGCGGAAGACGGCCGCGCTGGTCTTCGCGGGGAAGACCGTGTTCATCGAGGAGGGGTCGACGATGGCTCGCCAGGGCCATCCGATTCTGGAGGCGGCCGGCGACATGTTCGAGCCGGCCTTCGTCCACTTCGAGGTCGATGACGACGCTGAGCAGACCCCGCCGCCGCCCGCCGGCCCGGCCCCGGACACCGCGCCTACCGCCGCGGACGTGCGTACCTGGGCGGCGGAGCAGGGCATCGAGGTGTCCGCGAAGGGGAAGCTCCCGCAGGACGTGGTCGACGCCTACGTGGCGGCGCACCAGGGGACTTGACGTGCCAATCCTGACGCTGGCCGAGGCTAAGCGGCAGCTCAAAATCCCCATCGACAACACCGGGGACGACGTCGAGATCCAGGCGTACTGCGACGGCATCACCCAGGTGATCGAGGACTACAAGCACGAGGTCATCGCCCAGCGCACGGTCACCGAGGACATCGAGCACACCACCCGGTTCGGCCGACGCTTCCGGCTGTGGTCCGTGCCGGTCATCTCGATCACCTCGGTGACCGCTGTGGTCGGCGGGCAGACCTGGGACCCCGCGGACCTGCGGGTGAACCGAGAGACGGGCCTGGTGCGGGTCCTGGCCGGGCCGCCGCTGCGGTGCCTGGCCGAAGCGGTGTACGAGGCCGGGTACGTGGTGATCCCCGAGAACTACAAGAGAGGAGCCGCGGTGGTGCTGCAGCACACATGGGAGACACAGCGCGGTGTCGGCGGGAAGCCCGCCGGGGTGATCGGCCCGGAGGAGACCTACGACCCCCGCTGGTCCTACGCCATCCCCCGCAAGGCGCTGGAGTGGCTGGGCGCCCCGAGGCCGGTGGTGGGCTGATGGCCTGGGGATCGTCCGTACCGGGGGCGCTGGACGCCCTCGTGGCCACCCTAAGCGCGGCACCTGGCCTGACGGGGGTGACCGTGGCCGACGGGCCGGTGGTCACCGGCTCCGGGCAGCAGGAGGCGGTCACGGTCGGGCTCGGCGACCCGGAAGACCCCACCGCCGTCGAGGGCCAGAACGCCCGTGAAGGCCTGGCGGCGTCCCCGGATCGGGAGCAGTACGGGATCCGGTGCGCTGTCATCGTCCGCGACGGCTCGGGCGACACGCCGGCCGCCCGGCGCCGCGCCTATCAGCTGCTCGGCGAGATCGGCGAGGTCCTCGCAGCCGACCAGCGCCTGGGCGGGGCAGTGATGGTCGCCCAACTGGGGTCCTGGACCCTGGCCCAGGACCAGGACGGCAAGGGCGCCATCGTCACGCTCGCCTTCACCGTCGAGGTCGACGCCTTCACCCGCCGCTAGCGGGCCATGCCTTTACCGCCGATCTCGCCGAGGTCGATGTGGGTGGCGGGGACTGCGGAAAACCACCAGTACAGAACGTTCATGGACGGATCGTGTCCCACCGGGCGCACCGCCCGCGTCGAGATCGGAGAATCATGGCCGCCCTGTCCACCCATGTCGTCCCCTTGCAGGGGCTGCAGCTGGACGCGCAGCTGGTGGCTGCTACGTCCGGCGGTGATGACTGCCAGACCGGCGTCGGGGTCTTCCTCGCCGTCAAGAACGCCGACAGCTCATCCCACACGGTGACGCTGGTGACGCCGCAGACCGTGGACGGGGACCTCACGGTGTCCGACCGCACGGTGTCGGTGGCCGCAGGGAAGACCAGCTTCATCCCGGTGACGGACCGGTACCGGAACCCGCAGACGGGTCGGGCCTCGATCACCTACGACGGGGTCACCTCCGTGTCGGTGGCCGTGATCCGGGTGTCGGCCTCATGAGCGGCGTGTGGATGCGGCACCCCGACCTGCCGAAGGCGCAGCTGATCGAGGCCGACCCACTCCAGGTGTCCCACTACGCGGCATCGGGCTGGGTCACCACGGACCCCCCGCCCCCGGCGCCGCCGGCCGCCGTCCCGTCGGAGGCGGAGGCGTCCGGCTCGGGCAACCCCCAGATTCCTGACTCTGCCCCCGAGCCGGGGCCCGAGCCCGAGCCCGACTCGCCGACGAGGCGGCGCTCCACCGCATCCCCGAAGGAGACGACATGAGCGCCACCCCCATCACCACATCGAACAGGTACTACCGGCAGGGCATCAGCAAGGTGCTGTGGCTGCCCACCGTGGCGACCTTGTCGGCGCCGAGCAGGGCGGAGATCAACGCGGGCACGGACCTCTCGCCGGAGATCAGCGCGTCGTCCGGGTGGGAGGTCACGGGCAACACCGAGGACACCTCGGCGCTCGGCTCGGCGTTCATCGGGAAGGTGCCGTCCACCACCACCGCCGGCGACTCCAGCCTCACCTTCTACAGCGACTCCACGAGCGTGGACGTGCGCAGCCTCCTGGTCCGCAACGCCAACGGCTTCATCGTGTGGATGGACGAAGGCGACGTCGTCGGCTACCTCATGGACATCTTCCCGGTGCGCGTGACGGGCGTCCCCAAGCAGCGCGACATCTCGTCCGTGTCCACGATCATGGTCAACTTCGCGACCCTGAGGGAGCCGGCCGAGAACATCGCCATCCCGGCCTGACCATGAGCTTCCAGCTCAGGTCCGGGCGCGACCTGGCACGAATCAGCCGCGAGTTGCGGCGCATGGACGACCGCGAGCTACTCAAGCGGTACCGCAGAGAGCTGCGCGCTGCCGCCCGCCCGTTGGTGCCCGCGGTGCGCGCCTCAATCCGGCAGATCCCCTCGAAGCGCCCCTACACGGCGGCGGGTCTGCGGGGGCAGATGGCCCGCGCGACCGGTCTGGAGGTCAAGACCACGGGCCGCCAGGCGGCGGTCATCATCCGTGTCGACGGCCGAAAGATGCCGCCCAAGGCCAAGGCCGTGCAGGCGTACATGGAGGGCATCAAGCCCCGGTGGCGGCACCCCGTCTACGGCAACCGCAACGTCTATGTCCAGCAGCCCCCGCACCCGTACTTCTTCGACGTCATGCGCACCAGCGGCACCCGGGCACGCCTCGCCGTGAACCGGGTGGTCGACCAGGTCAGCAAGGACATCACCTGAACCCCGCACCCACCCGTGCCCCCTTCACCCCTGCCTAAGGAGAACCACCGATGGCCCTGTCCCGTGACGCGATCCTCGCCATGGACGACATCAAGACCGTGCCCGTGACCGTCCCGGAGTGGAACAACGAGGTCGTCCTCATCCGCGGCCTGACCGGTGCCCAGCGCGACGAGTTCGAGGCCACCAACCGCCGCAACGGCGACCAGAACCTGACCAACGTCCGGGCGCGCTTCCTGGTCCGCTGCATCGTCAACGACGGCGGCGTCCGCATCTTCGCCGACCAGGACGCCGCCGCCCTCGGCAAGAAGTCCTCCGCGGCGATCGACCGGCTGTGGGACGTCGCCACCGACCTCAACGGGTCCTCCGACAAGGCGGTGGAGGAGACGGAGGGAAACTCCGAGACGACCGGGACGGAGGATGGCTCCGCTTCCTCCTCACCCTCGCCCGAGACCTCGGGATGACCAAGCGCGACCTCCTCGCCCGCACCACCGGCTACGAGCTGTCCGAGTGGGCGGCCCTGTACCGGGTGGAGGCCGAGGAGCGCGCCGCGGCGGAGGCGGCGGCCACCGCCGAATGACCTGATCGCCGTCTCTTGAGCTGCGGCTCACGTCCCGTCGGGAGGTGGGCAGCATGGCCATCAGGACCACCGGCGTCCGCTACGACCTCATTGCGCGCGACTCCGCCTCCAAGACGTTCGCCACGGTCGGCGGGTCGGCGTCGAAGCTGGAGAAGGGGCTCGGCAAGCTCGGCGCAGCCGCGATCAGGACGGGCGCTGCCCTAGCCGGTGGTATCGCGGTCGGGCTCGCCGTCTCCGCCAAGCGCGCGGTCGACTTCGAAGCCAGCATGAAGAAGATCCAGACGCAGGCGGGGGCGACGCAGAAGGACGTCGGGCTCCTGTCCAAGCAGGTGCTGGAGCTGGGCAAGACCACCCAGCAGGGCCCGGAGAAACTGTCCGAGGCGCTCTACCACCTCAAATCCGTCGGCATGGACAACGTCCAGGCGATGAAGGCGCTCAAGACCGCGTCCGACCTCGCGGCCGTGGGCGGCGCCGATCTGGAGGACACCGCCAACGCCCTAGCGGGCGCGTGGAGGACCGGCATCAAGGGTGCGACCTCGTTCGGGCAGGCAGCCTCGACCGTCAACGCCATCATCGGCGCGGGCAACATGTCCATGGGGGACCTGACTGCCGCGTTGGGGACCGGGATTTTGCCGACGGCGAAGACCTTCGGACTGACTTTCGGGCAGGTGGGCGCTGCCCTCGCGCTCTTCACCGATGAGGGCGTCGACAGCGCGTCGGCGGCGACGCGGCTGCGGATGTCGATCAGCCTGCTCGCCGCAGCCACACCGGCGGCGGAGAAGCAGCTGAAGAAGATCCACCTGACGAGTAACCAGCTCGGCGAGGCGATGCGCGGCCCGCAGGGCATCATCGGCGCAATCACCCTGCTGAAAACCCACCTGGACGGCTCCGGCCTGTCCGCGACGAAGCAGGCCGCACTCCTCAGCAGGGCGTTCGGCGGTGGCAAGTCGTCCTCCGCGATCCTGTCCATGGTCAACAACCTGGACGTCCTGGAAGCGAAGCAGGCCCAGGTCAACGCGAGCATGGGCAAGTACGGCGCCGCCGTGACCGCCCAGCGCAAGACCGCCGCCGCGCAGCTGCACCTGATCGAGTCGAATATCGAGGTCTTCTCGATCAAGGCCGGAAACGCTCTGCTGCCGCCCATCACCCGCTTCACCACGTACATCAACCGCACCGCGCTGCCTGCTGCGTCCCGCTACAGCCGCAGCCTGCTCGGCCTTGTGCCTGTGGCCCGGATCCGGGCCGGCTTCACCACCGCCCGCGGGATGCTCGGCGACTTCGTCACCGGCATCATGCCCGAGGGCAAGAAGCCGGCGGCGCTGACCATCCCGGTGCCGCAGATCAAGGCACCGACTGTGCCAGCGCTACTGCGCAGGCCCTACACCTTCACCACCCCGGCACCGCAGATCAAAGCCTCCGGCATCCCGAAGATGCTCCGGGTCCCGAAGGCGCAGGACTCCGAGGCGAAGAAGTTCGGGGCGCAGCTGCGGGCGGTGTTCTCCGGTGGCCTCGGGGACGCGGTCAAGGGCCTGGACTGGGGCAAGCTCGGCCGCCAAATCGGGGGCGGCCTGTCCACCGCGATCGGGTGGGTCGGGCAGCATGCGGCCGACCTGTCGAAGAAGGTCATCACCGCCCTCGGCAAACTCGACTACGTCGGCATCGGCAAGAGCTTCGGCGCGATGGCGATCCCGCTGTCGATCGGGTTCATCAACAACCTGTTCGCCCCGCTGTTCTCCGGCGCGTTCTGGAAGGCCCACTGGCTCGACACGATCATGGCCGTCCTCAGTGTCATCCCGATCGGTCGCGTCGGGGGCGTGCTGGGCAAGGTGCTGACGAAGGTCCCTGTCCTCAAGATTTTCGCCCCGTTCTTCGACCGCCTCGGGGGTCTGGGCCGGCTTGTCGAGAAGCCCGTGGGTAAGGCGCTGTCTGGCGCGTGGAAGGTCGCAGAGGGCATCGGCCGCGGCTTCGTGACCGGGATGGAGAAGATCTTCCCCGGGATGAGCGCGGCCATCACCGGCGGCTTCCGCGACCTCGGCTACCGGATCTTCTCAGCCGCCGTCGACCTGGGCGCCGCCGCGACCCGCACCTCGCGGGCTATCGGCGCCGGCATCATCCGCGGCGCCGAAGGCCTGGGCAGCATCATGGGCCGCGTCGCCGGCTACATCGTCAAGCCCTTCGCCACCGCCGGGACCTGGCTCCTCGACCGCGGCTCTGCGGTCGTCACCGGGCTGCGGACCGGCATCAGCACGGGCGCGGCCCGCCTGGGTACCTGGGCCACCGATCACATGGTCACCCCGGTCACGTCACGGTTCTCCGCGGCCGGGTCGTGGCTGGTCAGCCGGGGATCGGCCATGGTCTCCGGGATGAAGTCGGGGATCAGCGCGGGTGCCGCCCGGGTCGGCTCCTGGACGAAGGCGAACGTGGTCGACAAGATCGTCGGCGCCTTCACCAAGTCGGGGTCGTGGCTGTATTCGCACGGCCGGTCGCTCGTGACCGGTCTGATCTCTGGTACCTGGGACGCGCTCAAGGGCGTCGGGTCGTGGGCGTCCGGGGTGAAGGACAGGATCGTCGGTGCGATCAAGTCCGTGTTCAAGATCCACTCTCCGTCGCGGGTGATGGCCGAGCTGGGCGGCCACATGATGACCGGACTCCTGCACGGTCTGCTGTCCGGCAAGGACATCCTCAACAGCACCGTGAAGGGCCTTTTCAGCAGCCCGCTCGATGCCGCGGCGACACTGCTCAAGAACGGCGTCAGCTTGCCGGCGGAGTGGATGTCCAAGCTGCTGGGCGCCAAGGCCCCGCGCAGCGCGGACGTCCCGCTGAACCCCGGTGTGGCGTCCGCGCAGCAGTACGCGTCCGGCCTGGTCGCGCAGATGTGGCCCAAGGACGCCGCCAGCCAGATGGGCGCGCTGCGGTCGCTGTGGATGTCGGAGTCGGGGTGGCGGGCGAACGCCCGCAACCCGTCGTCCGGCGCCTACGGCATCCCCCAGGCGCTGCCGCCGCAGAAGATGGCCTCGGCCGGGTCGGACTGGCGCACCAGCGCCGCCACCCAGATCCGGTGGGGCCTGGGGTACATCAAGAGCAGGTACGGAGACCCCGCGACCGCGTGGGGCAGCTGGAACGTGCACCGCCCGCACTGGTACGCCAAGGGCACCCCCGGCGGCGGCGCCGCGCGGGGTTGGGCGTGGGTCGGCGAGCGCGGGCCGGAGTTGGTCCGCTTCGGCGGCGGCGAGACCGTGCTCAACCACCTCGACAGCCTGGTCGCGGCCCGCAGCGCGGGTATCCAGATCCCCGGGTACGCGTCGGGTACGGGCAGCCTCGGGACGGCGCAGCGCAAGGTGGCCGCAGCACAGTCGCAGGTGGACTACTGGCGTCGCCGCGAGGCTGCCGATCACACCAAGCGGCAGAAGCACATCGACTCGGTCAACCTGGTGGCGGCCCAGCGGCACCTGAGCGCGGCCAAGGCCGAGCTCGCCGCGGCGAAGAAGCACCAGACCTCCGTCACCAGCGTCGCCAACACCATCGCCAACGGGTTCCTCCGCACCTTGGAGACCGGCACGGCGGCGGCCATCGCGGCGGCCGTGAAGTCGATGAACAGCAAATTGCAGGCGGCCGGTGCGGGCAACCTGGTGGCGGGGAACCTGCGGACGTCGTCGCAGCTCCAGGCGTTGGCCGCGAAGAAGGCCGGCATCGCGTCGCGGATCGCGTCGGCGCAGCAGTATGCGACGGACCAGTCGTCGAGCCTGGGCGACTTCCTGTCGCTCAGCAACACGCCGTCGGCGAGCATCAGTTCTCTGATCTCGCGGATGGCGGACCGGCAGAAGCAGGGCGGCGCCTTCGCCGCGGAGGTCTCCAGTCTGTCGAAGCGGGGCCTCGACAAGAGCTTGCTCTCACAGTTGGCCGACGCGGGTCCGGGTTCGCAGCTGGCCGCGCTGCTGGGCACCGCGACGGCGTCGGACATCGGGCAGCTCAACAAGCTGGCCGCCAGCCAGAAGAAGCTGACGATGAACTTCGGCCAGACCATGGCCGACGCGATGTACGACAGCGGGGCCCAGGCCGGGAAGGGCTTCCTGTCGGGCCTCAAGGCCCAAGAGGCGGCTCTCCAGGCGGAGATGGACAAGCTCGCCGCGGGCATGGTGAAGACCATCAAGACGGCTCTGGGGATCCACTCCCCGAGCCGGGTGATGCGGGACCAGGTCGGCAAGCCGACCGCGTTGGGTGCCGCGGTCGGCGTCCGGCAGTACGCGCCTCACGCCGTCCGCGAGGCGCAGCGGATGGCCGACACCATGGCCGCCGTCCGGGCCCGCTCGGGCGCCGCAGGCGGTACCTCAGCGGCTGGCGGCGGCGTGCAGGTGGTCCATCACCACACCCACACCACCTACGAGATCAGCGCCCGGACTGTCGACATGGACCCGCAGGCTCTGGAAGTCGTGCAGCGGCGGGCCGAGGCCCGGCAGCGCGTCGGCCGGCCGCGGTAGAGAGGGGGTAGCTGGTGCCGATCTACGCCGGCGTCATCACACCGACGCCCCCTCCGCCGCCGCCGGTGACCGTGCCGGAGGTCGGGTACGCCAGCATCAGCTACATCGACCCGCACGGGGTGGTGTGGCCGATGACAGACCCCAACCTGCCGGTCTACGCCCTCGCGGACGGTGTCAGCGGCCTAGGGGCGGCGCCGGTGACCCTGACGACGGACCCGCTGCCGCGTGGCGGTGTGGCGTTGCGGCACGTGCAGCCGCAGGCGCGCACCATCGTGTGGCCGGTCCACGTCGAGGGTGTCACGCATCAGGAGTTCATCGACTCCTGGCGCGCCATGGGCCGGGCCTTCACGGACACCCTCCGAGCCGGGCCCGGGATCCTCGATATCGCCCGGCCGGACGGCACGCGTCGGCAGATCCGGGTGATCTACCAGGAGGGCTGGGAGGGCCTCGGCCGGCCCGGGACGGGCATCTCTTGGGACAACGCCGTCGTCACACTGCTCGCGCAGGACCCGTACTACTTCGACCCGGTGCCGGTCGAGATCAGCCGTTCCTTCGGTGGCGGTGGGGCCAGCTTCCTGAACCCGTACCCGTCGGTGTCGTCCAGCCAGATCCTCGGCACGACGACCCTGACCAACCCGGGCGATGTGGTGGTGTGGCCGACCTGGACGATCACCGGGCCCGCGACGAGCGTGACCATCACCAACACCGTCACCGGCGAGGCATTCACCATCGACCCGACCGCGGTCGGGCACGGGCCGCTCCTGGCTGGGGAGGTAGTGACGGTGACGACTGACCCGCCGAGCGTGCGCGGTCCGGACGGCAGCAACTGGGTGGGGTCCTTGGACTGGCCGTCCGCCGCCCTGTGGGGCCTGCAGCCGGGCGCGACGGACGCCAACCTGCAGCTTGCCGCCGCAGGCGCCGGATCGGCCGTACAGGTCGACTTCCATCCCCGCTACGAGATGGCGTGAGCGATGGCCATCACCCTGCTCGTCACCGACAAGAATCTGACCGTCCTGGGCGACCCGCTCAGTGGCTGGACGGACCTGCAGGTCGACCTTGCCTTCAACCAGCCGGCCGCCGGCACGGTCACGCTCCCGGCGCGGCCGGACGTCATGGCCCTGCTGCAGCCAGGCAACCGGCTGACCGTGATCCGGGACGGGGTGATCTGGTGCGCCGGCCCCATGGAGACTCCGCAGGAGTACAGCTGGGACCTGGACTCCAACGCCGAGCCAGGAACGGTCACCTGCTCCTTCTCCGACGACCTCGCGCGCGTCGCCGGGTACCTGACCTACGCCGACCCGACGAAGGCGTTCGGCGCGCAGCCGGCTGACACGACCACTTGGTCCATGACGTCGACGAACGCTGAAACGATCATCCGGACCCTGGTGAACGCCAACTGCGGGCCCGGCGCGATCAGCGCCCGGCGGATCGAGCAGCTGGTGCTGGACACGGTCGCCGGGGTCGGCAGCAGCACGTCGATCAGCACGCGACTGGAGCCGCTGCTGGACGTGTGCCGCACCGTCGCCAGCGGCGACGGCCTGGGCTTCCGCACGCGGCAGGTAGGCAACCAGATCCACTTCGGGGTGTACGCCCCGGTCGACCGCTCAGCGACCTGCCGGTTCTCCGCAGCCCTCGGGAACCTCCGCTCGCTGTCCTACTCGCTGGTGGCGCCGCTCGCGACCGCCGAACTGGTGCAGGGCGGCGACATCACCACCGCGACCGGCGTATTCGTGGAGGTCGACTCCGGGGCGGCCGCCGACTGGTACCGGGTCGAGAGACTGCAGGATCAGACCGGGGTCATCGACGACGCGGACGGCGAGCTCACGCAGGCCGGCACGCTGGCCTTCGGCGACGACAACCCGCAGTCGACCCTGTCCACGGTCACCGTCGACACCCCTGACCTGCAGGCGGGCCGGGACTACGGGCTCGGCGACCGCGTCACCGTCGTCCTGCCGACCGGCCTGGAGGTGCAGGACGTGGTGCGCACGATCAGTCTGCAGGCGACGCCGGACAGCGGTGAGGTCGTCACCTCCGTCGTAGGCAACCAGGACCAGAGCACGGCCAGCGCCACGACGCGCGTGGTCCGTGAGCTTGCTCGGCGGCTCGGCCGCCTCGAAACCAGGAGGTGAGGTGTCATGGCGCAGTCGTCGTGGCCGGACCCGGCCGCCAGCCGGGTCGTGACGGACCTGCAGTACGAGCAGCTCGTCGCAGCCCAGTACGTGGACGGTGTCGTCGGCAACCCCGGGGAAGCGCCGGTGGTGTCCGCGGACGGCTCGGGCATGCTCGTCACCGTCGCCACTGGCCGGCTGGCGCAGGTGCGCGGGCACGGCTGGGCCTCCGGCAGCCCCGCGTTCACCCTGTCGGTCGGCTCGAACACCTCGGGCAGCACCCGCATCGACCTCGTCGTGCTGGGCCTGTCCCGGACCACCTGGGAGGTCACGGCCTACGTCAAGGCGGGCACCCCGGGCGCCGGGGTCGCACCGGCCCTGCAGACCGACACCGGGTCCACGGGCGTGTACGAGATCCCCCTCGCGGAGGTCACGGTCCTGTCCGGTGCGGCGAGCATCGCCGCGGACAAGGTCAAGGCCCGGCAGTGGTGGATCCGCCCGGACGGCGTCGCCTCCTCCGGGGCCGCGGCCCGCCCGCCGTCGCCCTGGCCCGGGGCGCGCATGTGGGAGGCCGGCACCTCCTACGTGTGGACCGGCACGGCATGGGAGCGCACCAGCAACCCGCCCACCCCCGTCCAGGTCAACCAGTTGCACGACCTTGCCGGGCTCACCGGGTCCAGCGGCATCGGCGACGACGGGCACTGGCACGACTTCAGCAGCGGGACTTTCCCCGCGCTGACCTTCGCGGTCCCTGCCACCGGCCGCGTGTATCTCACAGTGTCGGGCTGGCTGCAGCAGCGCCTCACGACTGCCGACACCATCTGGCTGTCGTATCGGGCGGTGGGTGGCGGCCTGACGGCCGGCATGGTCGACACCGAGCTGAACCGGCGCGGCCTGTCGGCGCAGGACGGCCGCACGGTGAGCAGTAAACGCATCCTCTACACGGGGCTGGTCCCGGCCGCAACGGTGACGCTTACGCCCGTGTACTGGTGCTCGCACGCCTCCGCCGACCCCGAGATCACTTCCATCCGCCTCGGCAACATCACCATGGAGCCTGCATGACGCGTCATTCGTTCGGCCAGTCGCCCGCTGACTGGACGTTCACCGCGGGGGCCGGAGGTACCGCGGTCCTGGCCGGCGGCGTCACCCTCACCTGCTGGGACAGTCCCACGTCGGGCACCCAGTACTCGGACCTGCTGGACGCCACCGGCACGGCCATCACCACGGTCGTCTCCAGCACCGGCAGCTCTGGTTTGCCCGCCGGCACCGTTCCCCAGTTCTACGGCCCCGACGGGGTCACAAGCATGTGGGTGGACGCTGGGGGCGGATTCCGGCTGCAGATGATCGCCCACGACGCGGTGCCCGCCGTCGATGACCCGCGCTTCGACATGGTGGCGGGCAGTGCGGTGACCGGCGCGCCTGCGGCTGGCCGCTACCTGCGGGCGGTCGACGGCAGCACCCTCGCCTACACCGCGGACGGCGCCACCGACTGGATCAACGTCCGCTCACCTGCCTACGCGGGCGGCGCGGTCGGGGACGGCCTGGCCGACGACACGGCGGCGCTGACGGCCGCACTGGCAGCCGTGCCAGCCGCCGGCGGAACCGTGTACCTTCCCGCGGGCAGCTACCTGCTGTCCGGGGCCACGGCGCTGAGCCTGGCCACGGCTGGCACGGTCCTGCGCGGTGCAGGCGCAGACGCCACGAAGATCGTGATCGGCAGCAGCTTCACCGGGTCGTCGGCGGTCGCCATCACGGCCTACAACTGCCAGCTCGCAGACCTCAGCATCGTTGGGGCGAGCAGCACCACCACCAGCAACCCGGCCGCCAACGCGATCACCATCACGGGCGTGCGCCGAGCGCGCATCACCCGCATCAACTTCTTCAACGTCAACGGCTGGTGCGTGCAGGCGGCGGCCACCTCCGCATCCAGCACCAGCAACCCGAAGGGCACCCAGCTCACCGGCCTTTACGGGTCGTCCTGCGCCGGCGGCATCCGCTTCCTCGGCCACACAGCCCAGGGCTACGCGGTCAACAGCCTGATCTCGAACTGCCACTTCGAGCAGGGCGGCGTCACCACCGGCCCGTCCGCCAACCTCGACGGGCTGCGCATCGAGGACGCCTGGGACGTCCTGGCGACCAA